ATTATTCCTCACTTTCGCAAATAATTTTTTTGTTTTCAAACTTTTTGTATGCGTCAAGATACATTTCGTTTTTATCGCCGTTGTATGTACATTCGTAGTACATACCGTCGTGTAATGTTGTGCTGATAAGGCATTTGTGGTTTTGCAAAGTCTTACACGACCACACTACAAAAGTGTCAAAATCAGGTGTATCATCTGACTTATCTATGTGATTTAACACATACTTGTTTACCTCTGATACTGCAAGTTTAATAAAATTTGCATTTGTCATAATCATTCCTCGCTTTCGTCTGTTTTGTTATATTTATAAGCTGACAAGCCGAGCAGAGCGCCTAAGAAGGTGTCAACGGCTGTGATAGTGCCTACAATCTGTTCGCCGTATGGCAAGCCCCAAATGCCTGCTACGGCAAAGTAAAGTGTACCGATTGCAGGCAGTACGATAAGAGCAATGTATTTAAGTACATCATAGATTTTGTTTGTCATTTTCATTATTATCATCCTTTCAATTTAAATCTTCCGCCGAATGTGCCGACTGGTTGAGGTACTTATCAATCTTATTGATAGCCTCGGTAACTCTGCCGTTACAACCCTGCTGTTTCAGACCATCAAGACACGCACGGAGTGCATACATTGTCAAGGTCTGCTCACCTTTGATTTTTTTGATTTCAGCGTTCTGCTTTTTGTTGTTTTCGATAAATTTAAAAACACCAAATACAACACCGCCAATTAAAGCTAACGCAGATATGATTTCTGCAAGCTGTACAATATCAATCTTCATCGCTTACATCTCACTTTCGACAGGCTCGTCAACGGTTGGATTGTCGCCCCAAACTGCCATGACGGCATTGTAATATTCATCAGACAGCACCGTTTTGAGCTGTTCTCTGCCCGATTTGCTGTTCATGTATGCGTTGCGGATGTTTCCGCCAACCTGCATTTCTTCACCGTTGAAGGTCAAAAACTGCTGTCTGAGTACCGAAACGCTGTCCTTTGTGAGCATATCGAGTGTGATTTTTTCTTTAAGTTCCATTATTTTTACCTCCGTTATTTAATTTTGTACAAGCAAATCACATTAATTTGCTCGCCGTCTGCAAATGTGTAAGCCGTCTTATCCTGAGTCGAAAACTGTAGCCAAGTGTTATTTTTCGGAATGGCAAATTTAAAGAGCTTGCCAAGGTTTGAAATACCGACACAAAAAACATTGTCCTCGGAAATACATTTGTACGGCAAATCAATCAGCGGACACATGCTATTGCCGCCAAGAGATACTGCGTTCATTTTGACCGTTGCACTGACGATTACGATGTCACCAATCGTCTTATATGTACAGTTTGCACTTTTGATTTTATCGGTGACGGTTGAATACGGTGTGAGTGTTGATGTACCACTTTCAATATTTGACGAATCGTATTTAGTCGCCAAGGCGGTTTTATCTGCTTTCACAAGCAGAGCGTTGTAAATTGCTCCGCTTGTGAGATAACACGGGCTGTTATTTTTTGGCTCGCTGTCAAACGGCATTGAATCGAGCTTTCGGGCAAGTTTTTTGTCTGTTTCTTCTCTCGTGTATGCGTTCGTAATTCCGTACCCTGCGAGTGTTGTAGCCTTATCTGCTTTTTTTGCAAGATTTGCGTCGGCCGTATCAAGCCTTTCTCCGAGTGAATTAGAACCGCCTCTTGCTGTGGTTATTTCGGTTTCAAGTGCAATTGCCCCGTCTGTAGCCCGTTCGATTCCATCATCCATATGATTGAGGTTGTCGGCATTGAGGGGCGGAGCAGAGCCGTTCACAAAGACAATTTTATTGTATTTGTTCATTTTCTTTTACTTCCTTTCCTAATCGTTTTTCGCCCTTTGATGTGAGGGCAGTTATAAATCCGTTCATTTTCTTATTGAACACAAATGTTTCGATTGTCGGCAAATCTTCAAACGGAGTTTTAATTGTGTACTTATCGCCTGCCTCAAGCCACCAATACGAAAACAGCTTAATTTTTGTCGGGCGGTATTTATATACATCACCAAAAAAATTAACAGAATTATATTTTGTGCCGATATCACTTGCTGTTGTTCTGCACCTCATCAAAATGTTATCGGAAACATACCACGAAAAATCGTTACTGTTGCCATACAAAAACGTTTTTTTATCAGCAAACTTAGCACTGTACATACGGATAGGCTCAAGTTCGTAATCTTCAAAGGATAAATCTTTGTACGAATCGATTGTTTCAACGGAAGATTGAGAATACAGCCTTTTAAAACGTATTTTTCCGTCGGCATCTATAACGGCAAAGCTCAAAGTTAATTCTGCATAAGCTTGGATTAAATCTGACAAGGTAATGTCCTTTATAACCTTTTCCACGCAGGTATCATCAAATTTCAGTGGTACACTAAAGACAGATAAGCTCGGCGGTGAAACCCCTGTAATTGCATAATCTTTGGCAAATTCTGCGATTATTGAATAAAAGCTCTTAAAATTATCGTCTTTTTGATAGTGCGCATAACCATAAGCAAAACTGCCGTCCTCGTTCTCTTTGCCTGCAAACCACAAAGACACATCCACCTTTGACATATCATAAAAAGCGTCATAGGCTATGATTTTGACGATGTTACGCTGTTTTTTATCTCTTTGAGCCGACTGAATTTTACCGTAGAAAACAGGACATTCAACCGTTCCTGTTTCGGCAGGACAAATAAGAGTATTTGACGGGTACAAATCATCTGACGGATACAGCTCTGATTCAAGATATGTTGCCGTTATGATGACCTGTACCGTCTTTCCTATCAAAGCCGAGCAATCATAATCAATGAGTTTCACGCTCATTTCAGAGGCTATGCAACCGCCGAATTTCAATTCTTTTTCAACGATTTCATTTTCAAGCGAAAAGCTGTCAAGCACGATACTTTCACCTGTTATATCCTCAAAACTGCCGTCAGGAGAATGCAGGGCAACGGTGTTGTAAAGTGTGTTTGTTTTCAGCTTATCAGCAATTTCTTTAGATACAAGCATTTTTAAGAATCACCCCTTAATACTCAATCAGCTCAACAGTAATCGGCTGATAGGTTATATCATTCTTTTCGGCATTCATTACGGTATATTCAATATCAGGAATATAAAAATAAGAGGTGTAATAGCTGTTCGTTTCATCGTTCCAATAAGTTACCCTGCACTTTCTCTGTAACTTATTCGCCATTGAGAGGTTGATAATCGACTGAAAATCAATCTTTTCGTCAAGATGAAGAATGTGAGTTGAAAACGAAATTTTTGTTTTGTAATTTGGCAGCGTTGCCCTTTGAAGCGTACCGTTCTGATCTCGTTCCGCAGAAGTTTCAAGTCGCTGATTCGGAGTTGATGAAAATGCGGTAATGTACTTATTCGGCATTATGTTGTTGCCGAATTTAAGCAAATAGCCGTTATAATTTGACATATCATCCCCCCTTTTTATGCAAATGCGGATTTACCGTTGTGTCTGCGTCTGTAAAGCTCATCCTGTCTTATCATTTCTTCAAAAAGCGTTGAACCCTCAAGCTCGGCAGTAAACAAATAAGTGTTGCCGCCGTTATTGCGGAAGATAATGAACATTTCATAAATGCGTTTAAGCAGGTCAAGAATTTGTGTGAGAATCACTGTATCCTGACCGCCCGAATTGTCGAGCATACCCTGTAACTTGTTAAGAGGGGAAATAACCTCAGGGTTACCGCTGTTAGCACCTGCGTTATCGCCGACAACCGCAAGTGTCGGAGCTTTAACAATACCGCCTTTTGCAAATTTTCGTGCCGGTGATTCCGTGGGTTCTTCAAATCTCGGAATGAGAGGCGGATTTTCAGGCATTGAAAAGCTCCAATCCTGTCCAAAAGCCGCTCCGATAATACCGGCTAATCCGCCGATTGAATTAACAACGCCAGAAACAAAGTTATAAATACCCGTCCACAACGCATTTATGCCGTCAATGATTGCGTTTATAATGAACTTAAACACGGCGCAAATGCCGTCCCAAATGCCTTTGAAGAAGTCGTAGATACCCTGCCATGCTTTGTTCCAATCGCCTGAGAAAACACCTGTAATGAAGTCAAGAAGGCCGCCGAATGTTTTCTGTATAGAGGTAACCAACCCACCGATAAATGTAAACACATTATCAAACACCCTTTTTACGGCATTGAAAACATTCTGAAATATAGGTCCCCAAAAACTGACAAGCCAGTTTACAAACGGTGACAGGAAGTTATTCCACACGGTTGAAACGCAGTCTGCAACCTTACCGAAGAAGTTTATTGCACCCTCAAAAACAGGCTTCAGCCAGTTTTCCCAAGCTGATTTTACGATTGCTACGATAAAATCCCACGCAGGCTTAATCCATTGATTGTAAACATTCATCAGGGTTGTGCCGATGTTGGTAAACATATTGCAGATATTCTGAAAAATCTGCTGTCCGTTGCCGTTCCACCAATTACTGATAATTGTTCCGATATCTCCGAAAATTTGACCGATAAAGTTAAACACATCTGCAAACTGCAATTGTAAATTTTCAAGAAATTCTGTGATTGTTGCACCGTCATTTTCAGTCCATTCAACAAGGCTTTCGGTTGCAGTTGAAAACGCACCCGAAACAACTTCGCCGACTGAACCCGCAAAGGTTGTAAGACCGCTTAAAAGATTGGAAATTGATTCTTCCATTTGAGGGCGAACATTGTCAATTGCATTGCCTGCAAGTGTACCGAAATTATCAAAAAAGGTTGAAAGGTTGTTATAGCCGTTTGTAAGATTGTTGCCTATGGTGTCGATAAAGCCGATAATCTTTTCCCTGTCTTTTGAAATCCACTTAGCAACACCGCCTGAAATGGTCTGAAACGACTTTCCGCCGATTGTTGCAACAGCTCCGAATGCAGAGCCGATTGCCCCGAGTTTTGCAGAACCGACCTTTTGCATTGTGACGAATGCCTTTTGAACTATGGGAACAGCATTATCAAAAACGGTCTTGCAGTTCTTGCCTATAGCTGACCAATCAACCTTGTTAATACCTTTCTGTACATTCTCGACAAAGCCTTTGAATCCGCTTTTTTCGTATAGATTTTTGAATGCCCCCGAAAGGTTTTTGCTTGTGTCCTTGACAACATTCTTTGCAACAGGTCCGCCCGATGAACTTTTTGATGAAGATGTATCTGACTTTGAAGAACTATCGGTACTTGAAAGCACATTCAGCTTATCAAAGCCCGCAACACTTCTCTTTGCTTTTTCGGAACTTTTCTGAACATTATCAAGTGACTTTGAACTGTCATCTGCCGTATTCGTAAGGCTTTTGGCAGAATCGGATGCAGATTTGATATTGCTTGCGGTGTTGTTGCCTGTATCCCAGCCGAAGACCTTTGAAAGCGATTCAACCGCACCTTTGGCATATTCCGTTAAAGTCGCAAGTGCGGAACTCAACCGCTTTACATCCTGAGTTGCCACCTGAAGAATAGGCTGACCGACTACGGCAAGGAGCTGTTTCCAACTTTCTCTGAGATTGCCCGTTACATTCTCCCAACCGTCTGCTTCACGGCTTGCCTGTCCCATAGCACCCGAAAGCTGATTAGCGTCCTTGACCATTTGCAAAAGCGTGAGCTGTTTCTGCGATTCCGACAAATCCGTAAATGACTTGCCATACAGCTTATTAGCCGCCGCATTTCGTGTGGTTTCAGTACAGGACAAACCGAGTGCGGCATCATTTTCAAAGTTGCCTTTGAGAAACGATTTCAGGCTTTCTGCGGTGTCTTCAAGCGAACGATCGTAATATGCGGCACTGTCGGCTGTTACCTGTAAAGCCTCCTGCATCATACCCAAAGCACTTGAACTGTCCATACCCGTAGTTTTCGCAAAGGCATAAATGCTTGTGCCGACACCTTGTAATCGGGTTTCAAGAATACCGCTTTGATCGGCAACGCTCTGAATGGCTGATTCTGCCTGCGACTGCATTGTGCCGAAAGTCTGCTCAAACTGTGAATTTGCCGCATTGACTTCCGCAGCCGATTCAATGCACTGCTGACCGAACTCCTTGATTTTGGCAACGGAAAAGGCGGCAACCACAGCCGCACCGATTTTCTTAAACGAGGATGAAACCGAATTGCTTAACTGCTCACCGCTGCCTTTGATGTTTGAAAACTCTTTCTCGGTTTTCTGAGAAACACCCTCCGCAACCTTTGAAAAGGACTGTTTCATATCAGTGCTTACATTTTCAAAATCTTTTGAAAGACTTGAAAATGCCGAATCAAACTTTTTGGTAATTGAATCGGAAATCTTATGCAATGTTTTTGAAATATCATCACCTGTCAGCCTGACATCAAGCTCAATTTCACCCGCCTTTGTCGCCATATTCACCACTTCCTTTCATTTTAGATTCTTTAAAAACAGGCATAAAAACAGCGCACACCGTTATGATGTACGCTAATAAAATTTTGCAAAAGAACAGCCACCCCGTTTGGAGTGGTTGTTTTTTTACAAGCTTGCAAAAAAGTTTTGAAATTCTGCAAGAACGGTGTTCATATCTTCGTCTGAATAGTGCTTTACATTCCTTGACCGCCATTTATTGCGGACTTTATGCTGTGACGAAGTAAAGTTTTTCAAGACCTCTTTGTCGGTTTCAAGGCGAATTTGAACCGTTCTTGCAAGCGGTGTTTCGGGTCCTAAGCCTTGCAGAAGTGAGCAGAACTCATTCCAACTCATTTTAGCAAAATCCTTTGAATAAATGCTGACCCCGTACTCCGAGCGAAAGCTCGACACGATTAAATCAAAGTCATCAATCAAATCGTAGCCGGGGTCTGAGCTTCCCCCTCGTCAGTCAAATCGCCTGTTGCAATTTTGGCGGATTCGCTGATAAGGACGTTGAAATCGTGCATATTCAGCTGTAACTTTTCAATCTTTTTTCTTTCGGATTCATCAAAAAGAAGATGATACATTTCGATAACATCTTTGCTTTTACCGTTGCCGTCCTCAAAAAGTGCCGCAACTTTGAGCATTGAAACTGCGTCATTGTTGATTGCAAGGTCAACATTTTTAACTCTGACACTCGGCTTTTCCTCAAAATTAAGCTTGTCTGTAATATCAATTAACTTTGACATAATCGTTCATTCCTTTCGTTTTTTAAGCGGCTGCTGTATATACGGGTTTGCCGTTTGACATAACTTCAAATTCAAGCGGAGCAACACCCGTACTTGCGCCTGCACCGTTTGATGTAACGGATACAACTGCATTTTTAAAGAGGACGGTTGCACCGTTGGGGAAGGTCCACATAAACGAAACTTCTGTCTTTCTGCCGTTTTCAAATGCAAGGGCGGCAATCTGGTCATTGCCTGCGTCACCGATTGTACGCTTGCCCTTTACCGAAATTGTGATTGACTTTGCTGTCATAAGCCTTGACTTCCAGCCCTCGTTTTCAAAGGCTGTCCATTCCTCGACACCGTTGTCAAATGCAACAGAAAATTCTTCGCAGTTAGCAATATTTGTCGTGGCGGATTCTGTTCCTGCCTTGCCAACCGCAAACTGATTTTCATAGCACGGGAATACTCCCGATTCAACTTTTGCCATAAAATTACTTCCTTTCGTAATAAAATTTAACTTCAATGACCTGCTCATACACACCCTTGTCGTCTGTTCCCACATCAACGGGTTCTTCCGTGAGCAGTTCGATTATATAGATTTTGTGTTCCTTAATTTCAACATTTTTAATGCCGTAAAGCGTTTCGTAAAGCCTGCGTGCAAACTCCTCTGTTTCTCTTGCGTTGTCGGTGTAATGGATAAGCAAAGACACGCTTATTGTATCGTAGGTGCTTTCACCGCCGATTGCCCTTGTGGGTGTTCCCGACTGCTTTAATGAATACACCCCGATTGACCTGTCCTGCTTGTTGTCAAGCTTGCCGATGTAATAATGCTCGGCTGAGGTAACGCTTTTGAGCCAATCTCTGATGTCCGATAAGTAAATCAAAGTCCTGCTTCCTTTCTGTATAATCTTGCAAATGCCCGACTGCAAAAATTATGTCTTGTACCGCCTTCAAGCCACGGTGTGAGCCATTTTCCGCCGGCGGCAATGTTTTCCTCACGGCTGAAATTATATTCGGGGTGAAAATACAACCTTCTTGCATACGGAGTGCTTGACACAATTTTCACCGTGCCGTTCCGGATCTGAGCGTAATCGACAAAAGTATTTTCGTTCTGAAGGTTACCCGTATCAAACGGCATTACCTGCGTGTTTTTCACCTGTGTAAGAAGTGCGTCACCTGTCTGTTCAAGAGCCTGTTGCTTTGCCCTATCAAGCTGTTTTACAACAGGCATATTGAGTTTGATTTTTGATGATACCGAAAATCCCATTAAATCACATCCAATTCCGTAAAATTAACTTTGCCGTCGGGGTTGCGGTGTTTTGTACCCTGTACGATGTTTCGTTTTACGCCGTCAAGGATTACAAAGCCACCGCTTAAAGTGGGGCTGTCGGGAGCAATGTCGCCGTCAAAAAGCAAGACAGCCGACACCTGAACAATTTTCTGCTCTTTGGTATAGACCGTCTTTGCCTTTGACTGCATATTACACAAGGCAGAGCCACCGTGCAGGGTTGCTGACGGGTACAAGCTGTCGGAGGGATACAGATTTTTGCATTCAAACACGGTCAGGGGTGCTCCGTCTTCGGTAACACCCTCACCGTAGATTGTGACCTCGACAGGAGTTTTGCAGAACTGCTTTTTTACAAGTGACGGAAATTTCACGGTTTTCACGCACCTTTCAGATTGCAGGATAACAAAGTCCTGTTGATTTTAGCAACGCATAGAGGTCGGCAGGAATTGCCACTCCGCTGATACACATTAAATTCCAGCTTGCGCCAAATTCCATTGATGTACCGTTGATTGAATAGCTTTTCAGATAGGAAGAAATCATATCGGCATTTTCTTCTTCAAAAGCAGTAAGTCTGCCATGCACTCTGCCGATGATTCTCTTCTGCATTTCCGAAAGTTTTTCAAAATCAATGCGGTTAAAAGTCAGAACATCAATGTGTTCGGCAGAGATAATACTGTTTTCATCTCCACCCTGATGTTCAATGTAATCGGCATACATTACGCAACCGCCGTTGTGTCAACATCGGCATAAATGCTGTCAATTTTGCCGTCCTTGCCGTTCGGGAATACGAATGTGTCGGAAAGTGAACGGTTCTGATAGAGCCAGCCGTCACCCTCTGTGTGTGAGCCGGGAGCAAAGAAGTAAATGCTTGAAATCTTCGGAACAGTCTTGCAGGTTTCACCGCAGGCAACAAGAACATTGATTTTGTGAGCGCCTGTTGCAGGCTCAAAACCGCCGTCATCGGGGTTAAAGTTGAAATTATCGTAGAAACGCTCATCGTCAATAACCTCGATGATAGGGCAACCGTCAATCTCGGTCACTCTTGTTTCAATGCCGATACCGCCCTCTGCAATCTGTGTAAGCTCAATCTTGCGAGTGAACTCTGTTGACTGTTCAAGGCAGTCCATAATGTGAGATGTCACATAGGCAACAAGTGTGCCTCTTGCCTTGTATCTGCGGAGCTTGCCGGCAGAGAGAATTGTTTTGAGCTTTGAATAAGCGTTCTCCTTAGTCCACTCCGATGTCTTTGTTGAAGAATGGTAGCCGTCTGTTGCCTGAGCCTTTGCTGCAACCTTTGAGAAGAAAAGTGCGTCTGTTTCGGGAGCAACCTGTGTCTGCTCAAATGTCTTTGAAATGTTCTCAACTCTTGCAGTCGAATTTGTTTCATCAACATCTGCCTTATCCACAAGGAACTCAATATCTCTGTCGTGCTCGCAAGTGAAAGGAACATCTGTCTGTGTATATTTGCCTTTGTTCCAACCGCCGTTGCGATTGTGGTTCTTAAAGCCTGATGTGCTCATCTGTGTGAAGTGGAAAGTTCTTGCGCCAACCCACTTTACATTTGAAGTGATGAATGGTGATGTAAGTGTGCCCTGAACAAGAATTTCGAGCAGATCAGGGCTGAACTGCTCGGCATAGTTATTTGTGTTTGCCATGATTTTTTCAATCCTTTCTTTGGTTAAATATTAAATCTGTTCCATTTTTTGGTAGGAACATTTGCCTTTGGTTTTGTACCGTCCGATGTACCGTTGCCGTCACCGCCGATTTTCTTAACTCCTGTGCCGTTCTCGGCAGGTTTGCCCTTGAGTGCGGGAATATCGTCAAGCACCTTTTTAACAGCCTCTGTCAGCTTTTCCGCATTGACCTTGCCGTCTGTCACAGCTTTTGAAAAGTCTGCAATTTTAAGCACATACGGAACGGTTGCAATGTCAACGCCCTGTTTTACGGCTTCGAGGGTTGCCGACTGGTTGACTTCTGCCATAAGCTTTGCGTTGTTTGCAGATTCAACTTCCGACTGCATTTTTGCAAAGTCGGGAGTGTTCTTGGCTTTCTGCTTTTTAAAAGCACCGATAGCCTCTTTCATCTCATCGGCTGACAATCCCTGCTCCTTAAAATAAGACTTCAACACGGTGTCCTCTGTCACGCTTTGTTTGCCTGTAATAAGGCTTGCGAGCTTGTCGTAATCAAAGGCAGGAGCGTTTCCCTGCGGTGCAGGTGTCGGTTCATTGGGGGTTGGTGTTGGATTTGGTTCTGCCATTTTTTTCATATCCTTTCAGTTTTTCGGGTGTCTCCCGTAATCAGTTTATAGAGTGTCTCTCTGTTTCAGTTTTGCACGGTGTCTCCCGTAGTTTAATGTCTTCGGACAATAAAAAAGCACCTTACATATTCGTAAAGTGCTTAATCCGCTTTTTCTGTTTTTTCTGTTTTAACTGCTTTGGTTCTCGGCTTTTTGGGAGCGTCAGACTTGACCTCTTCTGCAAAACCGCCGTCAATGAGTTCCTTTGCTCTCTGCTCGGAGCATTCAAAAACTTCATTCACAGGTCGAGTTAGATAGCCGTTCTGCCTGTCGTTAAATGCTGTTGTTACTCTGATTTTCATTCTGTCACCACCTTTCTAAACCGGTCGAAATCGACGGGTTTAAATGCAAAAAGCACCCTATAATCAACATTGCTGTCGATTATAAAATGCTCAATTCGTAATTTTATGCTGTTTTTGTGAATTGCATATAACAAAACCGCCCTTTTTACGGAGCGGTTAGATTATGCCACTATCTTTTAGATATTGCATTTTTTGTTTCTCTCTAAGCTTACTGTAAAGTGCTTCAGCATCTTTAGCTTCTTGTGGAGCATCTTCACGCAAAGTGACATTTAAACCATTTGTTACAAGGTACGGCTTAAACGCATTCCATAGAGATTTTTGTTCTTCAGTTTGTATCAATCTCATACCATCATCACCCTAAAAGTTTGCTGACTCTGTACTCGTTATACACTTCATCCATAGCTTTATCTTTTAAGCATTCAAAAGCATACTCACTTATATCCTCTATATTATAACCGTTATTTATCAATTTTTCAACCTTTGGAGCATAAATTTTATTAAGGTAATCGCAATATTCAAAATAATCGTTAATACTTCCGAATTTTGCTCTGTAATTTTTAGCGTCTTGCCAATGAATCAGTTCGTGCAGAATTGTACTCAATCTGTCTTGCGGACAAGCCAAGTTTTCTTGTAAATCTGACAAATCACTTGTTGAAAAGTATGCTGAATTGACATTTAGAACATTTTGCATTGGCATATATGAAGCAATAGCATTTACTCGCATTTCTTCGGGAGTGACAATACAAATTTCAGGCTTTCCGCTTGTTTCAACCTCTCCAAGCATATCAAACGCTTTTCTCACTTGCATATCAAAATTATGAAGTTCTTTTCGTTTTAGCTTTACCTTATCTGAAATATAAACATTGTCACACAATGTATTTGCCTTGTGGGTATCAATTGTAATTGTTTCGCCCTCAATTTTGCGTTCAAAAGTTTTTGATATATCTTCCTTAAAAACAGGTCTGTAATATTTTTGTTCATCAGTCTTCAAAGAAAATTGTTTTGCCTTTTCTTCAAGCGTATTCGCCCTATCGTGCCACTCATCGGCTCGGGTTTGGGCAATGCGTTTATTGTCTCCATCAAGGCTGTATTCGGCACGGCGGTCAAAGCGTTCTGCCTGTCGCTGTGCATACTGCTGTTTTTCCTCAATTCCTCGCTGACGGTCAAGCTCTTTGATTTCATCTTCAGACAACGGTGCGTCCAAATCATCAAGTTCGGGATAAAATGTACTTGTGCTGTCCTTACATCTCGGATGAAACAAACCGTTCTTGATTGCGGTTGAGAGAAGCGGATAGTTTCCGTCTGACTTTTTGCCGTTTGAATAAACATCGTCAATAAACACCTTGCCGATATATTTTGCACAATCGGGGCAACCGCCCTGTCTTGAGTTCACAACAACGAGGGATACTCCCCATTCGGCTCGCTTTTCGCCCTCACCACGCAGATAGGCTCTTTTGTTGGCTGTTTTAACCGCCATATCCGCATAATCCGAGAGCGTGTGCCTTGCACCATTTTTGTATTCCACACAATTAAGACCTGCGTTGAGCATATCTTTACACGCCATATCAACGGCTTTTTCGTATGTAACCGCACCCGTGTTCATTGCAACCTGTGCGTTAAAAATCGCCTTGCGGTACTTGTCGTTGCTCATACGCAAAACTGCCGTTTCTGCCCTCTTTAAATCGTCTGTGGTTGATTTTATGAGTGCGTCAAGTTTACGGTCATTCACCTTAAAAAATTCGGCTGTGCTGTGTGCTGACGGCTTTTTCGGGGCTTTGAAACCGTCCTTGACAGCTTCAAGAATTTCTGCCTCCTGACTTGCATTTCCGTCAGCTTTGGCGGTGCGAATCATCTCTTCAACCTTGCCGTTAATGGTTTTGAAACGCTTGCCGAATTTCTTTGCGTTGTGCTTACGGTACTCTTCAAGACTTTTGAGCTGTTCAGCCTGCCATTGTGTCCAGTTGTAACCCTCTTTGGTTTCTTCGGCTCTGTGACGGCTGAAATTTCTCATCATGCTGTTAATCAGTTCATCTTCGATTTTTTCAAAGGCTTCTCTGATATTGTAATCACTCATTGTTTACCTGTGTATCATTCTGTTCGGGATTGCTTTCGGTTTTTTCTGCATTATTTTCCGCATTTTCTTCATCATCTGCGTTATTGTCAGGTTCTTCTGTGTCGGTAAGGTCCACATCGTCAAGCTCCGATTTTTCTTCTTCGCCTGCAATGCCCTGTTCTTTCTTAATTCTCTGCACCTCTTCGGCTTTCCAATCCTCCGACTTGCTGTCGCCGTAAAGCTCGTCAACCGAGGTTTCAACTGACATCAAACCGCCCTGTCTTGCTTTTGACACGGTTTCAACCTGACTTTCAAAGCTCGGATTTGCATATTCGCCGAAGTTTACGGATACTTCCAAGCCCTCAACAATACCATTGCCGTTAAGTTCATCGTCTGCATTGAGTACAACTGCAACAAGGCTTTGAAGTGCGTTCTGCGTAATTTTCACAAGGTTCTGCCTTGTGTAAAGGGTTGTCTTTTCCTTTTCACGCTGAGCGTCTGCATTATCAAGCTTCTTCGTGTCAATGCCGAGAGTTGACGGCGATATAATGCCCTGTAAGCAGAGGTCGAGGGCAGTAATGTATGAACTCAAATAGCTTTCGTGCTGAATCTGCGGACTTTCGGTGTAAATCCTGTTGCCGTTGCCGTTTTCAGACATATCGTTGCCCACGGTGATAAATCGGTTGTCAAACGGATTTGGCGATATTGGCTGACAGGTTTCGGGATTTCTCGGAACAAGGCAATCAGGCACATACTGCTTTGCTCGGCAGGCTCTGAGTGCGTCCATCCACTGTGACCACACTTCATCAAGACTGTCGAAAGCGTCTGTTTTTATGCCAATAATGCCTGCACCTCTGCCCTTGTGGCACGATTTGCCGTAAAGGACAGGTACAGCCCACATATATGATTCGTCAAATGTAACGCCCTTTGAATCAATCCACGAAAGAGCGTCAACCGTGTGCAGGTCAATCTCTTTGCCGTTGTCATCATACAAAGCATAGTGAATATAGCCGTAACCGTATGTTTCTTCAAAGCGGTAACGGCGGTGTTTTTGCGTGTAATCGGTGTAAAACTTAACCTCTCGGATTCTGCCACGCACATATGTAAAGTCGATGTTTTCGGCAGGATACCATTCAACAATCGGAACATCTGATACAGCCGTGTCAAAGCTGACCTTAAAAGCACCATCACCGACAACACATAGGTCACGGAGCATTTGCTTAACCGTGTCGGACAATTTGTTCTGCTTTTCAATGTCTTCCCAACGCTCTGCATAAGCGGTTGAATTTTTACTTGTAACATCTGTGCCGTTGTAGTCGGCAATTACGATATTCACAAGCGTTTCGCAGATGAGTGCCGGCAAACCCGTGTGTATTTTACGGATTTCAAGCCCCTCTGTACTTTTTGCCGCCCAAAACATAGTTTTGTTTGTGTCAATCTGCTTGTACAGCTCCGCAAGCTGTCTGCTGTTGCCCCAATACCAAATGCGATTGATAAAGCACTCGGTCAGATGATTGCTTGTTTCGGTGACGGTAATTGTTTTGTCGCTTGCAGGAGTAATCTGCAAAAAGTTTTTAATTCCCAATCTGATAGATTCAGCCATTCTGTTAATCAGCCCCATTTATTTCACTTCCAATAATATTTTTAAACGGCAGCCACGCATATTGACCGCTGTTAATGCAATGGTCGTGACCGTCCTCGGGTGTGTTGTCTTTATCCTCTCGCCAGCTGTAAATTTCAAACTCGGTAATCGTGTTTTTACAATGTTCAAGCACAAAATAACAGTCGGTGGCAAGCCAGCCGAGTACAAGATTGATTCGGTCGATAATCTTCGTTTTCTTCCATGCATTTGCAAAGTCATAGACACAGCCGTGCTGTCGCTTATACTTTTGAAATTCGGTAATAGTCGCTTGGTCGGCGCTGTCAATAAAAGCCGTGCGTGCAAAGCCCCATTCATCACGGTTGCGGTCAAGAAAATCAATAAAATTCTTCACCGTGTCACTCGGGGCAATAGGCGTTTGCATTTCAGCGTTGTTATAAACTCTTTCATCAAGCTGAACACACTTGCCGTGATTGGTAATGCCGTAAAATGTCATTGCGATAGTGTCAGGCGACTTCTGCGAATAGGCGGTATCAAGACCTGCGGTGAACTGAACAAAGTGTTCCGACTTGCGGTTACAGTTCAAAAACTTTCCTGCCCACTCTTTTGATTTGATATGTCTTGCCCTCTCAAAATTCGGGAACACAAGACCTGTTGCTCTGCCTCGCAAACCTAAGATTTTATTTTTATAGAGCTTTGTACCTTTCGGTGCAGAGTTCTTTTTCTTTTCAATCTGTTCAGGTGTAAGACTTAAATTGTCGGCAAAAGAAAAGAACCAATACCGCCAATTCGGTACAGGTTCTTCGGTAAGCTCCGCCGTAATCTCGGGAGGAACATCGTTTTCATATTTTTTAAAAGGACGGGAGCGGTTGACAAACTCCTTATACACAGGCAGGCTCGGATCATCGGGATTCAGCGTTGCAAGCATATAGTCATTACGGGTTGACATCTCTCGGATGAACTCAATATCGGCGGTGTTGATTTCGTCAATATAAACGCACCCAAACTGCGCACCGAGAACCATTTCCCATTTATCCCGACTGCTGTAACCGAGAATATAGATGATTTTGCCCTCAAACTTGATATGCGGCAGCTTGTAATCCTTGTCGCCGTTACCACAATAGACAGCGTTGCGGTGCAAGTCGAGAATACCGTTGTCCTGTTGAATTATAGTTTCCTCAGCCTTGCCCGTAGTTTTGGCGGCAATTGCGTGAAGCTTCTTCGGCGACTGCGACACCATTCGCATAAACTTAACGCCTGCTCCGACGGTAGTTTTGCCGGACGCTGTAGTTCCTTCAAGAAATTCAGCCGACACATTCGTTGTGTTGATGAAGTCAATGTATTTTTGCGACAAAGGAAAGCTACTCACTCAAGCCCTCACCGCCTAACTGTCTGAACACATCGGATAGCTTTTCGGACTGCTCAACCTTTGCGTCAACCTTAACGGTGTATTCGCCCGTCATCTTGTTGAGCGTGTCAATCGCCCTGATTCTGTCGGAGGTGTCCTGCCCGTCATTCCTTGCAATGTCGGACAAAGCAACCTGTCTGTCCTTTGCACTCATAATGCGCTCGTCCTTGAGCTTATCGGAAAGCTCCTTGATGTACTCTGCAACTCTCACATTCTCTAACAATTTGCAGGCATTGGCATTTGCGTAATTCTCGGAATATCCCGCCATAATGGCACTCTGAACGGTGTTACCGTTCTGTGCATAATATTCCGCAAACTTCCTCTGCCTTGCATTTAATTTGTCTTTCACGGTATCACCGCCCTTTCTAAAAATAAGCAAAAGAAAAGACAGCACATTTCTGTACTGTCTTTAAACACAGGTTTCCGGAGTTGCACCGGAATCTGTAAAAACTGTTTTCCTATTTAAACTATCCCCTGCGTTTATAATATTATATCAATAAATTTCTAAATATTCAAGTGTTTTCTTTTTCTTTCCCATTTATTCAATAATACACTTACATATTTCAGTTCTTTATCAGTCAATTGACGATCTCCAATTTCATTATGTTCATAACCCAAATGGGTATGTGGCATCATTCCATTATGAGGTCTACCTTTAACGTCAATTTGTTTTATTCTTTCGCCGTAGTTGTCATAAAAAGTAACACTTTTGATGTTGCTCTGTTTGTCAAGAGTAGCATACACTCTATTTTTTGTCATAGTTTCCATAGGAGCTTTTATCGAAGTATTACCATTCATACGAATTACTTTTATTTCACCAAATTGAGCAACTGTGTGATATTCTGTACCGTACTTCTTTCCCTTATCACTTATACCGCTTGAAGAGCCTCTTCCGCCCATTATTTTGACCTCCTGAATTTTTCCTGAAACGATTTGATGTTGATGATGTTTCCCATACATTCTTCGGGGACTCTGCCGTAGAAGATAATTGTTTCAGGCTGTAAGCGTTCAATCATTTCTTTGTAACCTTTCAAAAACAGTTCTTTTGATTCCGTACGGTTCTGCGTTCCAACACTTGATACGGCAACCGTACCACCCAAAGGCTCGCCGTCAAAACACCATTCAAAACTTTTTTCGTCGCTCCAACAAATTGTAGGTATTACCTCAATGCCGTAGAGTTGTAAATATGCACCTATCCAATGCTTGCGATAGTGGTTATAAATCTGCAACGCTGTCGGATAATCAGTGTAAAGACTGAAATCAGGCGATAATACACAACTGAATTTTTGTAGACTCTCAATATACCTGTCGGGTGTATTCCATAATCTTTGGAACTGGTAATCGTCCAAAAAGAAATGCACACCGCAGTTGTTCTGCTTACTGCTCAAAACTTCATTAAATCCGATAAAGTTGTTTTCTGTAATTTTTGTAGGCTCAATAATCGGGATGTCATATTCTCCTGCACCCTGAAAAATCGCTCTTGTGCTATTTTCGTAACCTGTACCGCATTTGTCTTTATACATCAATTTCACCTCACAACACAAAACCGCCCTCAAACGAGAGCGGTCTGTGCGATTTTTATCTTAGGAGAGTTTTACATATGTCCTGTTTGTCAAACTTTCATAATACCATTATACGCAGGGTAAGGGTGACATTCAATGACATTTCAAAATAATTTTACGAGAAATTGAACTTTTTTCGGAACGCCTGTAACGCTTCGCCGTGCAATCTCAGGGTATGCCTTACGCTCATTTCCATACTCTCGGCAATATCCTCCCACCTCTGACAATTTATGTAATACTCGGTCAAAATTGCAATGTAACGGTAATCGTCAAGTGCGTTGATTTTACTGCGGATTTCAGTTTTCAACCGCACAAGATTGTCAATTTCCCGATTGATTTCAGCCTGAAGGTCTGCAATCCTGTCAACAATCCGCATAGGGTCATTCACTCCCGATGTCTTAACAGGCTCATTCTGCTTAACCGATACCTGTGCAATATTCAGCCTAAGTTTCGACAGCTCGTGTTCTTTCGTTCTGATCAGCTTATCCGAAACCCTGACCGAATATAAATAATCTTTAACCGTCAATCTATATCACGCTCCTTATTCATTTTCAACCAAAATAGTATTCCAACGCTTTCTGCCATAATATCTCCATTGGATATGACCGTCTGCAATTCGTACTTCGACATTTTCGAGATTGTCAAAGTTCATTATTCTTTCTCTAACGGCAATTTTGTTCCTCTCCGAAATATTATCGAAATATGCCCAACGGTTAATTGTATTGTCTATTTGTTCGATACTCCATTCAAGATCAGTCAAGCTTGCTACTCTTTTCCATTCTGCACGATGGACATCAATAAGTTTTTGAGCCCCTTCATATGTTTTGAACACTTCGCCGACTGGTAAACTGATATGGTACGGGTGGTGAGGTTCGTTGAAGTAAGAACGAACAAGTCTATATCCGCTATTACCACGACAATAATCAACCTCTATGTGGCTGTAGTCACGATCTTGGACTTTTACATATATACCTTCTTTTATTGCAGTTGCAATATCTTCTGCTTTGTAAGGATTCAAGTGTTTTGCAATTTCGGGCAACGGCTCAACAGTAAGTTGAAAAAAATCATAGTTTTCTTTTTTGAAAAAATCTTTAGGTATCTTTTTCCAATGTGTAGGCGTCTCGAATTTTTCATAAGGAACACCATTAATAAACCGTGTGTCCATGAAATCGTATAACTGAATACAAATTTCGTGTGTATAGTGTTCTTCAATCGTGCCAAAACCAATCGTCCATTTAGGTTCTTTTTTCTTGACGAAAAAGACAACTGCACCAATCGGAATTTCTTTTCTGTTTATATTTAGTTTATGATTCTCAGAGTAAATGTTTGCCTCTTCTGGAAGGACTTCAGTTATTCCTGATATCATTTTTATCTACCTCACTTTCAAGCCAATGTTTTGTACAGTCAATGCAACTGTAATTGTATTTTTTACCCGTTACGCAACCAACATAGGGTGTCGCTCCGTATGGACAATCAAAAAACAACATACTACTCCGAGCCATTTCGTCAATTGACATCTGTTTGATTTTTTCAAAGTTTGTCATCGTTACTTACCTCTGCACATTATATACCAAGCTGATTACATGCACGATAAAATCCTTCTGCCCATAAATAAACACGAGGATGTATTCGTTTGCCACAATCATAAAGCCACTCAAAGTAATCAGTATCAAGTTCAGAACAAAAATCTACAATCAATTCTGACGGTATAAACTTGTTGCCGTAAATGCAGTTTGAAACTTCATGTTCAAGTTCTTCCCAGACATCATCTTCCGATTCCATATAACACGAACTATGTTCGCTATACGAAGATATTATTTCATCGGAATCAAAATCCTTAAGATTGTATTTAATACTCTCTACAACATTTTTTTCGTCATAATAAAACAAATTTGATGCTGTTTGAATCTTGCTTATGTAATACTCAATATCATTTTTTACATAATTTTTAAGATTTGACGGCTTAATTTTGTTATACCAAGTAGCAATGCTATCACCCAAATCACCGCTAACTATTAAGTTACCTCTTTTCTTATCTACTATGTAATTCACATAATAATCTCCGCTTCCATCAGCTCTTCGCCAATCAATAATTAGGTAACGGTCTGTGTCCTGAATAAGCGTTGCTTTGTGTGTGTTAAATTTCTCGCAGAATTTAGCGATTCTTTCTTTTGTCATTTTCTTCACCTCCTACAAGCTCGGGATTATCGTAGATATTGCCGATTACTTCAATTTGTTTCAAATCTTGATAATATCCAAACGATAAGGTTTCAAGTGTTGAATACACAAGACCAAAATACGCTGTTCCGTTTCTTTGTTCAAACACTACATTATGAACAGTATCACCATATTTTACAATATCCCCCTCAAAAATCTTCGTGCCATTCTTGTCGGTCAAGCCTGTGTACTGTCCGACTGTTTCGGGATCTACCGCAACATACACCGTTGCATCGGGTGTTATACAGCAACCTTGTTTAGTCACAAGCAAAGTGCCCTCTGACCACTTACCGTTAGCTATCGTCTTGCCTCTGAATAAATATTCTCTCATCACTTAATCCCCCTCTATTTCCAAATTAAGATAGCTTTCGTTATCTATCTCGTTTCTCAATTCCTGTCCATAGTCAATGCCTTTGTATTTTAATGCCATAGTTTTATCAAATTCTTTGTGCATTTTAATAGAGGCATATTCTACATTGTTCTTGTATTCCTCGGTAAATTCTTCTGCCCCATCTTTAACATTTGCAATATATCTCAGGGCTTCAAGATTTAATTTATAAAGTCGCTTTGCTCCGAATCCGAAATGGCGACTCAATATTACGGAAGCAAGTTCCAACCCGTAACCGATACCGGTATCAAACATTTCACCACGAATACGATCTTCGTGCTGTTTACTTCTTAATTTCCAGTTGCTTTTCATTTATCACAACTCCTTTTTGATTTAATATCGCATATTTTCTCTGTGCTTGCTTAATTCTCGCAGCTCTGCAGTCCTTGCAAATGTCATTACTTTTTCGTTCATAAAAGGTAATTCCACATCTTTTGCAGAATTGTGGTTCTATTCTATTAAATGATGTGCAGCTGTCGCAGTCTTTTTCGTTTGCCGTACAGCCGTTTATGTTATCCCAATAGGTACAACAATCTTTTTGCCAAAATTCAGCGTACTCACTCTCAACATTTGAGTTCTCTTTCGCAACACATTTAATTTCACCTGCAAGCATAGATAACAAGACTTTTACCTTCTCCTTGTCCTCATTAGACATAAACCTCTTGTATTTAATCGTCCTGTCCGGAAGATTATCGCCAAACTGACCATTGCCAATGTATGCTCTTACCTTATCAAGCCTTTCGGTCAAGTAATAGTCAAATACTCGACCTCTGATAGCTTTAGCAGATTTATCAAGCACATCTGACATTTCTTCATACTTATAGCCTGATTTAATCATTTCACCAAGCTTCTTAATTTCTTCAGCCGTCCACTTTATGTGATTATTTGCCTTAACCGGTCGCTCCTTAATACCAAGGTCTAATATTCTTCTCTGTATTGCTCCTTCCGTTCTATTAAGCAGTATCGATAATTCTCTATAGCTATATTTATGTTCAGCAAGAAATTTCTTAAGTCGCTCATCTTCAACAGCAGTCCAAGGTGATGTAATAAATTTATGGCTGTGCCTTATATCAGTTCTTCGCTTTTTATCAACCCAATCAGGTTCTACACCAAGATAATACTTTTCAAATTTGGAGAAATTCAAAAAGCTCTGATTCTTGTATGCCCATTCCCAAAATTCATCAATATAAACTACCTCAAACTTTTCTTTCTGCCTGCAAATCGTATGTAGAGGAAGGCCTCTATTTTGTGCCCAAGAAATTTTGATGTAACCTCCGCTACTTTGATTACCATAAACAGCTTCGCTCAAATATGATAAAGTTACATATCTATCTCCACAGCTTAGAAAAGCTCCAAGCTTTAATTTATTAACTTTGTTAAGTACCGAATAAACAGAGCGTGATAAATGTTTTGTAATGTTTTTTACACTAACATTTCCCCACGCAGATGTTAAATACTCAACTTCTTCTGTTGTCCAATTTCGTCTCATTTTGTATACCTACAACACCAGCCCGTACCTATCTGCTCTGAATACGGACACTTTTTGCAGCAATAAACGCATATGTACAAACCTTTTTCAGAGTACGGGCATTTCCGTATGCTACACGGATGATATTCGTATTTACACTTGCAACACATTTGCAATTTCATTAGCAGCAATCACCCAATTTCAGATATTTTTCAATTGCTTGCTTTGCTGATGTACTGCCATAACATACCTTTACGGCGTATCCACACCGTGAAAGATTCTGCAACCATTTATCCTGATGTTCAGAAGTCTTATTGTTGCCGACTTTAAGCTCGATATATAAGCCGTGATATTTACCTTTTGGCACAGCAAGGCATAAATCCGGAACACCTGCCCTAACTCCTTGCCTTTTAAGATGTGCAGCTTCGGCTTTATCTCTTCTGCCACCATTTGGAACAGTGTACAGCATTGAAAGTTCAGGATGTATTTTCATTTGCACACATTTATCCGCCCATTTAATGAGTTTACATTGCTCCTGTGCTTCAGACATCATTTTCATTTCCTCTCGTAAAACGGTAATTCTTATTTTTATCGGCTTTAATAAAAATTTTCGGATTAGCCATTTCTGAAATTCTACTGCCTAAAGCCTCATCAATCTGCGAAATCTGTTCAAGTGATAATTCAGATGTTATGACAGTCGGCAATCCTTCATTGTATCTGTAATTGATAATCTTAAATGTAGCATTGACATCAGCTGTTGAGACAAAATCGCCCCTGCGAGTTTTAAAGAAATCATCAATGTAAAGAATTTCCGCTTGCTTATATGAATTTATGAGAGCTTCATACACCTCTAAATTACTCGATGCCTGCTTGATTTTGGTAATATCATCCTGCCAAAGCATATATTTAGGTGCTTTGCCTTTTTTGAGTAATGCTCCGACAATAGCCGTACATATATGTGTCTTTCCACAACCGGGCTGACCGCCGAAGAAGAACCAATCAGAGCATTTGTCAATGTACTCATATGCTTTATCTTTCACATATTTCTGCCAATCTGAGGTTGTCTTGTAACTTTCAAAAGTATATCGTTTAAGAAGTTTTTGAAGACCGCTGTTCTGCATTCTGTGAAGTTCATCTCGAATTTTCATACAATCACATTTGCAAGCAACCACATCATATGTAACCTGCCCGAAAGGCGTTTCGCCTGCCTTTACACGGTAAATATAGCCTCGGTTCATACATTTCTCGCACTCATAGCCAATGAGCTTACCGGGTGTTGAGTTAAACACTTTTGCTTCTTGTTCGGCTCTTTCTCTCGGAGTGAGTTCTTTAGAAGACTTTCTCGCCCGTTGGATAATTTCCTCCGCTCGCTGTGGTGACATTATTCTTGACATTATCGCTTGGATTGAATCCATATCCTACACCTCCTCTGTCTTGGACCTTATTAAGCCATTTAGTAATGAACCCTTTAATGCCGGTTCTTGTTTTTCTCCTGCTCGGATTAGCTTCGAGCCACCCCAACATCGAACGCAATTGTTGTTCTACATCAACAGCAGGATACAAAATTTTGTAATGCTGAACATCAGATTTTGAAACTGAATAATTACTCTTATCGTTCAAGGGTAATGTAATAAAAATATTTTCACCGGCGGTGTCGGCTGCATTTGCAGACGGCATCGCACAGTTATTATTTATATTTACTTTACTTTTCTTTACTTTACTTTTCTTTGTGTCATTCTCGGAGAGATTATGCTCATTCTCGGAGAGATTATGCTCATTTTCAGGTATAACTATATAAGCCTTTGTTTCTTCCGTTTTCAAAAGCCAATATAATCTATTTATTGTGCGACCTCGCACGGAGCGTTTTTCGATAGCGTACATATATCGTTCTTGCATCATTTTGTTGGTCAGTATGCTCTCCCTATCAAACAGCCCGTTATCAAACAGCCCAATTCGTAAGCAAAGCTTAACTACCTGATTTACCGTATCTGATTTAATTCCACCGCTCATTCGTTTCGCTATCGTGGCAGCACTGGTTTCTTCTCGCCACTCATAATAGTAACCATTTGTTGCATAAGCTTTGGTACAAATCCAAAAAAATACTCCAAAGCCGTCCCAACCCTGTGCATCAATAAGCACATCAAATCTCTCATCATCATCGAACAAGTGAACATCCCAAGCCGCAAAGTCAAGCCCTCGCTTTGGTTGTCCAGCCATTCACTGTATCACCTCTTTCTTTTTGTATTAAGTTTCAGCTTTGTACAAAGATATTCATCAAGCTCTATACCGTAGATTTTGTACTTATCAAACAGCTCTTTTTCGTGCCGATGTGCTTCATCGTGGTGCTTTCTGCAAAGGCATATAGCTTTTAATCCTATATGTACAATCTGTTCCCTATCTCGCCCCATACCAATTCTGTCAACATGATGAACTTCACCTGGTGCATTGCATATTGCACACTTACGATTTTCAAGACAACTGTACAAGTATCTGCCTATATCATCTGTAACATTAAGCAGAGTATCTCTTGTTCCGATATTTTGGTAGAAACAAAAATCTATCAGATAGCTTATGAAATCTCTTGCTACGCTTTTTTCGCAATCAGACAGCGAAAAGTATTCAATGCCAAATTCACCGCAAAAATTAAACTTGAAATATTCTTTAATCCATTCGGGATTATCTCCGCACCAAAATGCTATATCTCTGATGATTGCGTATATTTTTCTTCGCTGTTCGGCAGAAATCGTGCGTCCGTCAACAATTCTGAGTTCAATTTCATGTACTTGTTTCTGTGCAAGTTCTCTGCCGATACGCTCATGCGGTCTTACTATTAAGTTATATCCGTCATAAGATACTATGTTCGCTGATGTAATCATACTAAGTCCTCGTGTTGGTGCATATAAACGAAGAAACTGTTATTACCCATATTTTGATACAACCATTCATCGCACTTTTCTTTGCTCAAATGTGTACGAAGAACTCTATCTTCGTACACATATTGACCTTTCAATCGTTTATCTTTTATTCGATTAAGTAATTCTGTTTTTGAGTAGTTAGCTTCTACAAGATACAAATCGTAGTTCTTAGCTGTTATATGAGCGATTTCCGATGTATCAGTTGCGTATATAACTTTATATATCCCCTGTTGAGTGTTGAAGTGTAACTTCCAGCCGATATTAGGAACATCATGCCGAAGTGGTACTGCTGAAAAAGTAATATTGCTGATTGAGTACCATTTATCCTGAGCGACTATGAAAGAATTGTATTGAAAGGAGGTATCACCTAATAAAAAAAGCTTTTTGCAAAGATAATTGGGGTAAATTATCCGAATACAAGGGTGTTCGGACAGCAGTCGCTTTAGAGTAGCAACATTACAATGGTCTCCGTGTTGATGAGTTAAAAAAACATATTTAACTCGGTCAACCACTTCACACTCAACAAGTTTGCTGAACGGCACTCCGCAGTCAATCAAGACCTGACCGTCAAGAAGAACTGCGTTGCCCTTAGAGCCTGTACTTATTATCTCAACATCAATCATCTCACTCTGCAAGATCATCGATTGAGAATGCTTCATCGGAATCAATCTGCTGTTCAGATGATTCCGGTAATGGGGCATCTGACGGTACATCTGCGTCAATCATTGTATTCGTTTCATAATCGGGAGTACCGTCGGCATTGATTATATGATTGTCAGCTTCATACGCTGTCTGCATTTCAACACTCATAACGCCCCATTTGCTGATAAGCTGTCTGAGCATTGTTTTCTTAGCCATCGCATCAAAATCCTTTGCCCAAAATGTATAGCTTGTACCCTTATTGACATCGCTTGCATATCCAGCTGAATACTTCATAGCGTGCTGTTTCATCTTATCCTTACTCCAGTAAAGAGCTTTCTCAAAGCCGTTTACATAGCGAAAATAAGCATAATATCCGATTGTTTCAGCTGTTTCACGCTCTGTTTCATCTTCAATCATTTTGATTGTAATTTCTTCTGTGAGCGGATCCCAATTAAGAAGTTCTCCCTCTTTGATTTCCACCACATTAAGTCTTTTATACTGTCCTGAACGGATAGCAAGCTGAATATAGCCACGATAACCAAGAACGAATGTTGCTGTTGTACGATTGTTCTTACGGTCCTTAAACGGAACCATGTAATACTGTCCAAGCTGTGGTGATGGTGGCAAGCCGAGCGAATGTCCGCAAAGTGCCGCTGAAAGAATTGTTCCTGCATCACATTCTTCGAGTGCCGGATTGGTACTCACTACTGAGGTAATAGCCGCCGTGAACTTTTGGATTTCCTTCGGGTCTTTCATTGAATTTGAAAGGCTTTTCTGAAAAGCCACTGTCTGGAGCATGGCTGAAAATTTTGGTTTTCTCTGCTGAATCTGATTCTGAATGTTATAATTACTCATATCTTAATCCCCTTTCGCTGATTAACTGTTTTACCGTAAGAGCAAAATCTTTAAGCTGAGATTTTGTTCCGTATACTTTGAAAGACAATGACAGAACTTTTTCATCTTGCTGTGGCTGTTCTGATATTTCTTCAACCGGAGGAGCAACTTCTTCAGGCACATTTGCAACAAACGGTTCATATTCGGCAATAGTATCTTTCATGACCTGTTCAGTCTTTTCACGCTCTGCTTTTTCTGCTTCTGCTCTGGCTTTTTCTGCTTCAATAGTCTTGTATCTGTTTGTTACCGCTGTAATAGCACCTGATACATTCAAAGACTGCTTGTATTCGTAAAGGATTTCGTCTTTGTGTTCCTGTATAGCAATAAGCTTTAAATCATCCATAACCTTGTCCAAAAAGGTCTTAATGGTTTCTTTTAGCTTTTTGAGAGATACGCTCATGGTTATATTCAGATTAACCTGCTCATATGTTACGAAGTCAATACCGAGTGATTTCTTATATTCTTCAAAATAACTCATAGACTTTTCGTATTTAACCCTTTTTAATTCCTGCTCGGTAGCGTTAATTTTGCCCTTGAGCGCCGAATCTGCCTTTTTGTACGGATTTGTTACACAATCCTTATAAACTGTTTCAAAGGCTTCATAAGGAGTTATTATTTCCGACTTAACCGCTTTTCTGCGACTTTCAAACTCAGAAAATTCCTTATTGAGTTCCGAACGAAGTTTCTTGATTTCTTTGTAATTTTCGTCGGTACAGACCATCTCACAAGCTGAATTCACTTTTTTTTCAATCACAGATTTTACTGATTTGAGATTTTCAATGATAACAGGTATCTGCTTTACCTGTATCAATGATGATTCAGATTCGGTTTCTGCAACCTCATTAAGCGATGCAAGAACAGTTGTTTCTTGCATCTCCGGTGAATTGGTGGGTTCTGTAATTTTTGTCATAGGTTTAATCTCCTTCCCATTCTTCCTCGGTAATGCCATGAAAAGTATCAGCACATTCTCGAGAACAGAAAATGTCATCGTTTGTATCTCTGAAATATGTATAATCAGATCTGAGTTCTGAATTACATATTCTGCAATATCCCATAACTTGTGGTTTTGGTGCATTAGGGCAAGCAGATTTACACGGAGTACTTCTGCACACTTCACACATTTAAAATATCTCCTTTTTCGACTGATTATAACTATTGATTTTTCACTTCAATATGCTATAATGATAGGTGTTTAAATTTCTTTTTGTTTAGTCCCGTATTGCTATGCTCAAGCAATGCGGGATTTCTCATTTTTATCAAGCTGAATTTCAAATAAAGCCTTTGAAATTCTCTCTGCTCTGAGTTCTTCTTTGATAAGCTGCATAAGATAATAATCTTTCAGGCGTTCACCGTTTGCGTCACCGAAACGATTGATGATAACAGCCAGTTTGGTTTTAGCATGAGCCTTGGCTATTTCAAACTCAGATTCAGTGCATATGTATCCGTTTGAGGATATAAAATCAGTGTAATTCAAAATATTTTCCCACCTTTATATTTGATAAACATTTTGCTAAGGTCCGCAAAATGTTCTTTTCATCAAACAACCTTGTAGTCGTTGGCATTTTCAACCCCCACACATTCAAAACCGAAGGATTCGGATTCAGGCGTTTCAAGTGCTTTGAGCTTGCGTTTTAGCTCTCTGTTCTCGTGACGATAACCGCTTGACGCTGTTTTTTCGAGTGCAAGGTCCGTTCTTGCGTTTCTCAGCTCAATACTGAGATGTCTGTTCTCTGCTCTGAGGTTTTCAATATCTTTGAGCAGCTTTCTGCGTGTAAGTAAATCTTTAAATGCCATTTTGTGTCGTTCCTTTCATTGGGTTTGAACCGAGAATATAATTGAGAAACGGTATTCTCGGAATACGGATAGATGTGCCGACTACAATTACATTGAATCCCAATTTTTCGGGTTCGTCCTTTGCCTGTTCACGCAAGTTTTGCGGAGCAACTCCAATAGCCTTTGCGGCATCTTCCGAGAGCAGATAGACATCACTGCTATCCATAATTTCTTTGATTTTTTTGTTCATCTGAACTGTGTCCATACTTTTCGCCTCCTATTTTTCGTTGGTAATTTTGTCTGAAACGATTTCAACTGATTCAACATCAGCAACGCTGAGAGCCAGTTTGAGCAGTACAACCTCGCCGACCGTTCGTGTTATCTGATAGCTTGTAACATACGGAATTTCTGTTCCGTCAATTTCAAGAAGGAACTTGTCCTTTGTGTCAATAAGTTTAAGTTTTGCCATTTTCTCACCTGCTTTTCGATATTTTATTGCTTTACACGACCTTAAATGTTATGATTAACTATGAAAGGAGGCATAAATATGAATGATATTTTATCGTGGTTGACTTTAATAATATCCGCAGTTTCAACCTTATGCACTTTGGTTCTGTCTTGGATATTATTTAAAAAGGAACAGAACAAAACCTATCTGAAAGAACGATATGAATTAGTGATTTTCCCCATATTCAACCTGCTTGAAGAACATTTGTACAAAAAGGAAATTACTTCTGAAATTAAACAAGCTGTTGAAAAATGCGAAGATATTATTGCCGATAATAAACTTATCGCAGGCGGAAAACTCAGCTATGTATTTTCTCTTCCATTAGATAAAATTAACTTTCAAAGCATTTCAAAATTAGTCGACAAAGAATATGATGATTGTTGTTGTGCTTTAGGAATTCCTTTAAGACCGTTAGATAAAAAGATGTATACATACAAAACACGAAACATAAAAGTTTTAATATTAGGAATTACTAAATATTCAATGCCGTTGATTGCGGTTTTCCTATTATCAGTAATTCTAATTGTACTTTTTGAATACTTCTTTCTTAACGGATAACTCCTGCTTTGATAAGCATTGCTATAATCAGCAGAAGTAAGCTAATTGCGTTGAGAATAAACACTACAAACATTAAAAACTTGTTCAATTTTCATTCTCCTTTGCCCACTTAATCAGATCCATAATTTGAGCGTCGTGCTTATCAAGGTAGCTGTCTATTGTTTTATACAAATGGGCGGCTA